TCGCTAACATCCTCTCCACCGAAATCCTTGCTGAGATCAACCGCGAAGTAATTCGTAAGATCTACAACAATGCTAAACTCGGCGCTCTACAGACTGACCTTTCGTTCTCAAGCACCGGTTCTAAGGTCGGACTTACTGCTGATGGTATCTTTACTCAGTCACACGTTCGTAACGGTGTAACTGGTGGTATCTACGACATCAACAGAGATGCTGATGGTCGTTGGTCTGCTGAACGCTTCCGTGGACTCATGTTCCAGTTAGAGCGTGAAGCCAACGTAATCGCTAAGGAAACTCGACGCGGTAAGGGTAACTTCTGCATCGTCTCTTCCGACGTTGCTTCAGCCCTTGCAATGGGTGGATTCCTCAATATCTCACCAGCCCTTAACGTCAGCCTCAACGTTGACGATACTGGCAACACCTTCGCTGGTGTTCTCAATGGTAAGATGAAGGTTTACATCGACCCCTACGCTGGTACTCGTAACTTCGTATGTGTTGGTTACAGAGGTTCTTCTCCTTACGACGCAGGTATGTTCTACTGCCCCTACGTTCCACTACAGATGGTCCGTGCGGTCGGTGAGGATACCTTCCAGCCTCGTATCGGGTTCAAGACCCGCTACGGAATGGTCACCAACCCCTTCGTTGGAACTGCAAGTACCAACAACATTGAGTCCACTGGTGTCAACCAATACTACCGTATCTTCGAGATTCTTAATCTCCACGGTCAGAACGTCGCACTCTGAGTGTAGTTCAAAGGTAGCATAAAGCACAGCCTCCCTCACGGGGGGGCTGTGTTTTTTTGTATACATACTTTATTGGAGATTGTTATGTCTGATAGAACTGCACCTGAATCTAAAAACTATTTAAGAAATAATAGTTTCAAATTCTCAATCAACAAAATACCAAATGTAAACTTCTATGTTCAAGAGGCGAACATTCCAAATGTTAGTGTAGATTTTACAGAAACAAAAACACTGTTCGCACAGCCTGATTATGATACAGGTGGTAGATATACATATGGTGATCTTAATATTAGATTCATCGTCGATGAAAATATGAACAACTACCTAGAATTATACAATTGGATCAGAAGTGAAATGCCTGTAGAATCATACGCAGGCATAGACAAAGATCCTCTAGAAGATGCCACACTTATTGTGTTGAACAACTCATATCGAGCCAATATTGTAGTTCGATTTAAAGAACTATATCCAATATCTCTAGATGAAATCACTTTTGATTTGACAACTACCGATCCAGACCCTATAATTATAGGTGCATCTTTTAAACATAATGGTATGGAAATTTCTGCTGTATGAACCTGAATGATATTCGTGAGATGGTCAGTAAAGACCTAGAGATGGATCGAACCGAACTGGACATCGAGTCTATCAAAACACCCCAACTTCATAATAAGTATCTTATCCTATTCACGGATGAGACGTTATTGTTTAAGAAGATGCAGGCAGAGTATAAGACACTCCGCAAAGATAAGTGGCTATACTACACTGGTAAGATGGGCGATGAAGAACTAAAGCAAAGAAACTGGGAGCCGTTTCCCCTCAATGTTCTTCGTGCTGATACTGATCAGTTCATTGAATCTGATCGTGAACTGATCATTCAGTCCCATCGTCTTGCCCTACAAGAAGAAAAGGTCAAGTACCTCGAAGGGGTAGTAAAGATCATCAACAACCGACAGTGGTATATTCGATCCGCAATCGATTGGGCTAAGTTTTCTAACGGCGGATAACTCATACATATAGTGTATGAGTGATATTTCTGTTCTACATTTAGATTCCGTATATGTAAAATTGGATTGTGAGAGGTGGATAGCAAAAGAGTTATCCGACTTCTTCACGTTCAAGGTGCCAAATCACGAGTTCAGTCCCGCTTATAAAAAGAAGCAGTGGGACGGCACTATCAAATTATTCAACCTATACAAGCAGACTATCTATCGAGGCTTACTGGATTACGTCATTCAGTTCGCTAAGGATAGAAAATATAGTATCCAGTTAGAGGAAACGCTGAAGGACTCTCTACCGTCCTCAGAGTTCTCTCAGAGCGACGTTACGGAGTTTATTGACTCCCTGTCCATCGTAGCAAATAATAAAGCAATTAAACCACACTTACATCAAGTGAATGCTATCCAACACGCACTAAACACCAAGAGATGTCTCCTGCTGTCTCCTACTGCGTCTGGGAAGTCGCTGATCATCTATACTCTGATGCGGTACTACATGCAAGTGCTGCCCCCAGATAAGAAGTTGCTGATCATTGTTCCAACCACAGGTCTTGTATCACAGATGCTCGAAGACTTCAAAGACTACTCATCGAACGATGACTGGGATTGTATGTCGAACTGTCATCAAGTGTTCAGTGGACAATCAAAAGAAACCGACAAGCGAATTGTCATATCAACTTGGCAAAGTTTGTATCAAATGCCGAAAGAATATTTTTCAAAATTCGGTTGTGTGTTTGGAGACGAATGCCATTTATTTAAAGCCAAATCGCTCTCGACTCTAATGTCGAATCTAGATGACTGCTACTATCGAATAGGAACTACAGGCACACTCGACGGAACACAGACACACAAACTCGTAATCGAAGGACTCTTTGGTAGAGTGTTTCAGGTTACTACAACCAAGACGTTAATGGATAAGAATCTTCTCTCGACTTTGAATATCAACTGCCTTACATTGCAGTATACCAAAGACGAGAAGGAGTTCATGAAGAGAAAAAAATATCAGGATGAAATAGAATGGATCGTTACTCATGAGAAGAGAAACCAGTTTATTGCCGAACTAACCAACAGGTTAAAGGGTAATACTCTAGTCCTCTTCAACTATGTGGAGAAGCACGGGAAACCGTTGTATGAATTGATTAGTCAGGGAGATAAAGAGACTTTCCTCATACACGGAGCAACAGATGTCATACAACGGGAAGAGATTCGCAAGATCGTTGATAGGAAAACTAACTCGGTTTTGGTTGCGTCTTACGGAACCTGCTCTACTGGCATTAATATTAGGAATATTGATAACATTGTTTTCGCTAGCCCTTCTAAATCTGTTGTAAGAGTTCTTCAAAGTATCGGTAGAGGACTACGCAAATCCGATAGGAAACAGAAAGTAAAGTTGTTTGATCTTTCAGATGATCTCTCTATAGGAAAATATGAAAACCATACTTTCCGACATCTTGGAGAAAGAATCAAAATATATACTAATGAGAAGTTTGATTATGAGATATCGAAAATTCATATAAGGAGATGATTATGACTGATGAGATTACGAGCAGAATCATCCGATTGAAAAATGGAGATGATGTGATAGCAAAGATTGTAAAGTCAGATCGAAAGAAACTGACTCTACAGAAGCCCTTCTTATTCAGAACACAATCAGTTATGGATCCGATGAGCGGCATGAAGAAAGACGTTACCATGCTTCAGAGTTGGACCGCGTTTGCTGATGGTGATGAGATTACAATTCAACAGGAGAATATTCTTGCCTTTCTGAATCCCACAGGGGAAACAGAAAAACTCTATACCATAGAGAAGAAGAGGGAAGAAGAACTTAAGAAGAAAAGAAATGTAATCAACTACAATGACGAAGAGAATCCAAATTCACATCCACCAAAGAATCCTTTGAGTGATTTGTTTGATGTGAACAAAAACGTTGACGATGCCATGAAGAAGATGTACGACGAACTGGCAGATCAACTTGATGGTGTAGATGGACTGGATGATTTGGATGAGGATGAAATGCAAGAGTTCATCGTGATGACTCTAATGATTCCACCTGAGATGTTAAAGAAGATGTTAGATCAGGGTATCATTAAGCCTGATCAGATGTCTGAGTTCTTATTTGATAATATGAACTCAGAAAAGATTACTGAGGAATACACAGGGGATGATAAGAATCATCCAGACTTTGGCAATAGACTGACTGATTGGAGTTCGGACATCGACGATTACCTTAACTAATTTGGAGACCACATGGATCGAGAAGTCTTGCTCTTGAACGCTTCTGAGGAAGTATTAAATGTGATCGATT